ATATCATGCTCTTTGGTACTTTGCAAACAATCTAGGTACTCGACTTTATCGTGACCTAGTTTCCAAATGAGTGCGACTCGAAACTGTGAAACATTGCCAGACAGGTAACGATTGCACTTCACGCACTGCTTGTGGCAATTCCACAAGTGGAATCTGAGATGCGGAGCTGACCCCCTCGAACGGTAATGACCGGCATCATAATTACCACCATATTTATTCCCAGCGTGCTTACCGCAGGAAATACATCCTTCATGCCGATCACGCCAGCGAACGTAAGCATTAAATGCACTCTGAGCCTCTTGGAGCCACTGTGAGCGACTTTTTTGCTTTTCCCGTACCCTAGCCCTATCTTCACGATCTTGTCGCTCTATGGCCTTCTTAACGGTCTTCTTGCCCTGTTCGGACTTGGTGTACAGCATTAGACACTCCATCGAGCAAAAAGCCCTCAAACCACGAGCCAATGTATTTTCTGAATCGACTTTCTTTTTACACTGACTACATCTACGCGACTTGGCTTGCATCTTTGAATCTCGTCAGTTGATCCTGCGCCATACAAAATGTTGGACCGTAGCCCAAATCCTTTAAATTCGCCTCTTGCATGATGTCATCTGTCAAAGCATACCCAGAGAAGTCCACAGAATTTCCATCAATTATCCCCAAGATATACACATCTGATGACTCTTTCTTTTTCCATTGTGACACCATTAGCTGTCCATCTGCACGTTCAGTTGCCTTGATGTCGCATTTCCAGCCTTGATAGATAACATCTGTCGTCCCTGATTGATTTTTTACATCAAGTTCTGGATAGATATTCGCCCATTTGCAGAATGCCAGTTCAGCCATCACGCCGATTGTCTCGATGCGTAGCTTATTACCTTCCTTCCACACCAACTTGTCTTTGACTCCTGCGGCACGGGCAATCTGGTTACGCATCATGGCAACCTGAGTACAGATCAGCACTTCGGTATCGTTCAGCTCAACAATCATGCTTCACCATACTCAGGAACGTGGAGCCATGTTTGACGGTTCCTTATCCGATAGATAATGTGTTTGCTCACCTCGAACTTCTTAGCAATCTCCACTGGACGAAGACCCTCCTTCAGCAAGCCTTTAATCAGGTAAACATCATGCTCTGTGAGCTGGGCCGCACGATGCTTTGCCCTTCTCCCTTCCCAAGACTCTACTGGGTTCACTGATTCTCCCTCTCTTTCAGTTTCATGTACTCAGAATCATCAGGAATCGTCAGCTTAAATCCTTTTGAATGAGCAAAAGCGTCAACCTGTTGCATATAAAAATACATTTCACCTTTAAGTAGCTTTGATGTTCCTTTAAGGATCGTAATTTCTTTCCTACCTACGGTACGGGTTTCGTACCCAAGAAATTCTTCGCAAAGCCACTCATGCATCTCTTCCTTTATGAATGGGGTTGCTCCATCACCTAATTTTGCATTGGTTTGACTAACAATCTCTCCGAGCCACATCCAATACAAGTCGTTCTGGTTGATGCTACGGTTACTGCCAGCTTTCCATTCAAGATGGATGAACCCGTTATCCTCGATGCCCCGAAGGGCATCTCGATAGACCTGATCCAGCATCTCTTTCGATGTGACTGTGTACTTAGCCTTTTGCATCATCCAATCCTAGAAACTCGCTGAGAGTCATATCGAATCGGTTTGCGAACCACTGAACACGATGGAAGTTCATATCCTGACTGTTTCTCCACCGAATCACCTGTTGCGGCTTTACGCCAACTTCTCTAGCTAGATCGATGTTCTTTACATCGCGTAGGGCTTGAGCAACTTTTAGGCAACGGCCTATGTTTGTGTATTGCATGATTACCTCAGAATGGAATTGCGTTATTGGTTGTAGTGACTGGATCAGGAGCCGGTGCAGGTTGTGCATTACCTGAATACTGCGCTTGATCCTTCGGTGCTTCTTTTGCAGTCAGCTTTGCTTTCAGGATTGGCGCACGTTCGTTTGCACCTTCATCTCGTTTCCAAGCTGAAACCCAAAACTCTTTGCCATCAACAGTTGCATTGCCCTTGAAGTCAGGGTCAGTCGGCTTGTTCTTCCGATCATTCGCCCAGATAGCAATCTCGTTGTTGTTGTCATACTTCTTTTGTTCCGTCATAGGAATTTCTCCAGATTCTTACTTTCAGTTTCTATTTCCTTGCAAGCATCAATGACGATGCGTCCAAGCTCTTTGATATAATCCTCGTCACGCTCGACACGGATCAGTAATGGCGGCAGGGATGGATGGTAGGATAGGAAGTCCCACCACTTGCGGCCTGTAATCCACAAACATCCCTGCACTTGCGCCTTGTATTCAGATGGAAGTTTCCCTGCACGGAAATACTTAACGTGCGTGGCAGGAGCCGGACATTTAATTTCTAGCCCTCCATCTGCGTTCACGAGGCCATCCGGTGAGATTCCGCACTCATATTCATCATGCTTACAGAATCCAACCTCTTGTACGGATACTCTCCTCTCGAACTCATAGAAAGCTCGTGCATCCGGTTCCAAGGTCCGTCCACGGATCATCCATTCATTCTCATACGTCTCAGGAATCTCGTTCATCACCTTCTCAGCAATCAAGCCATTCACATAACCATTCCGGCTTGTGGACTCCTTGCCTTGAGCTGTAATGAGTTTCGAGAAGCCTGACCCTGATGGACAGCCCAGACGGGCCATCAACCATTCTTCAGTGCCTTGCTCTGCGTCGATGATCCTCATTTGTTCTTCCTCTTTAGAGCCGCAATCAGATTGTCGTACTGATCGGGGTGCGTATCGTGCAAGTTTTTGACCTTGAGCCACTTATACAGAGCGTCCATATCTTCGTCAGTCAGTTCGACTTTATCGACAAGTTTGTCAATCTCAGCCTTCTGCTTATCAGTCAGGGCTGAAAAATCGCTTTGCTCAAGCATATCTGCGTCATCACGCTCGCCAGAGTTGATCTTGAAGATCGTACGCATGGCAATCTTTTCAACATACGAAAGTGCTGAACCGGCTGACTGTGCGCCTGTGAAGGGAAGGGTGATTGATCTGCGGATCGGGAATTGCCAGACAGCTCCATCCTTGTGGATGATGGTGAACTGATAGACGGCACGATAGAGTTTGCGATCCTCACTGAGACTGCTTTCCAGCTCATCAGGAATAATCATAATTCCTGCTTCATTCATGAGTGGACGCATCTTCTCGTAGTATTTGTCGATAGACACATACTTGTACTTAGCGAACTCGTTATTCGAGTCATAACCCAAAGTGCCGATTTGTGACTGTATTTGGAACAGCGCATTGGCAATAACTTTTGGGCATTCAGTTGATTGATGATTCATGTTTAGTCCCCCTTTGTTAAACCATCGAGGAACAATGTAATCATCTCAGGATACTATGTCAACTAAACAGGATATGATTTGTCCCAATTGACATTGCTAGGAAATACAGTAGTTTATGAGTGGAGTTTCATACAGATTCCCTCATCGGATGTAACTCGTGGCCCGTTACCCCCTAGCGGGCCTTTTTTTACGCGATATTCTTCATACGAGTAACCAGACGGTCAGCTCGATTGGTGACCTGACGATACCACTTGCTGTCAACCATCTCGTCTGCGGCCTTATTCCAATCACGGGCATCTATGCCAGCCTTCATGCCTTTGAACTGACTGAGGCGAGGCCGTCCCATATTGAACATCATGTTGGCGATGATTAACTGAACTTCATCCGGCAGATCAAGCCAATCGTCATAGAGCTTCTTGCACTCATCAATGGTGACCTGAACATCTTTCTCGAATACCTCGATGACACGCTCCTCAGAGACAGTAGTGCCTACCTCCTGCCCGTGTTCTGGATCATCCTCTGTCACCAGATGACCGATGCCGAACGTAGGTAGACCGAGATGATCTAGGTAGATTTCGTACTTACAGCCTTCATCGTATTCCAGCTCCATACGCAGTTGATCGAGATTCATCATTTCGTCAATCCTTTTGCCTTTTCAAATGACCGCATACCGCCGAGTCCTAGCATTCCGAGAAGAACAGTCATCAACGAGTCCATATCGAACGCAGGGATTTCAGGTATCTCTGCCCCAGACCACGCAACTCCAAATACAATGAATGGAGCAAATATAAAGTGATATGCCAACGCGACTCCGCAGGTCCATCCGATGAATGGCCTCCATCCTGCGACAAAGATTGATTTGTGTTGGGCTTCTGCCTTATTGACTTCAACTTGAGCCATAGCCGCTTCATGCGCGGCTTTCTCAGCCATTGTTGCAATCTCGTGAGCCATTGCATTTTTGGCATCCTTATCCTCAACAAATTTATCAAGTAATCCGGTTACTGGTCCTATCAATGCTTGTATCATTATCTCACCCCACTGTTAGTGCTGTAATGAAAGATATTGCTGAACAAACAGCAACTAGCTGAATATCACAGATTTTTAACATTGGTTTTCTCCTTTGTCTTTCGACCACATTTGTCGCATTTGACAACAGGCCGAAATATCAATTTAGAGCCGCAATCTGTGTGGTACATCCCTTCCTTGTAGGTGTACTCGCAGACCTTCATCAGTCATCCTTGGGCGGAATATTCATAATTGCCCAAATAGCCAAGATCGATAAAATCAATGCGGCTACAAATTCCATTAGCTTGCCTTCTTCGATGCGATTGCTGTACTGCCAAAGAATGCAGATACCAGTACCGCGATGGATGCGAAATATGTCGGAGCGATGTCAGCGATCAAGCTCGCCGCCGTAGCAAGTCCAGATAGATCACATAGAAAAATACCAAAGGGATACAGCAGTAGGCCAAATAGCGCGAACCACGCCATCTTCCTGATAGAGTCACGCTGTGCATCCTCATCTTCCATCTTACGACGGCGATCCTCAAGTTCAATAAGAGCAAGTTCATCCGGATCAAGAACCCCATTCCCGTTTTTGTCAT